TACGCTGCTTGGCTAGTTCCTTGATCTTGTCGTGATACTCCACGGGTAAATAGACGCTGTAAGGGATTAGTTTCTTCATGCTTTCCTCCAAGCTTCGAAGCTGGTTCGCAATTGGTTAAATAAATGGCGGGCTTCTTCGTTGGTTTTAAGCTCTTTGCGGGACTCTATGTCCAAGTAGGATGCGATCCAACTGGCACAAGCCTTCTCATTCTTTTCCATTAGCCACTCTTTCTGGTGTAGCCACTCCCAAAAGTCTGGATCACGGCACAGAATGCCGGCCATCTTCACCGCATGATCACCGGGAAACTCATTCTCTCGGTTCATTGGTTGTTCGTCATCACCCAGCCGCACCATGACAACAACGTAGCGCGAGCCTACAAAGTCGCGCATGAGGTCGTTGTGGAGCTCGTCAGGGTGAACAGCCAAAGACAGCATATAGCCGTCCTTAGACTGCTTCAGGCCCGTCTTGATCGCTTCAAACTGGATTGGATCGGACAATTTGTAACTCCAAGTACTTGATCACGCCTACGGACATGGTCAGCTGCTCTTCAAGTTTTAAAAGCTGTTTCTCAAGATGCTCAATGTCATCGTTCAACTCGTCTTCGTGTTTCATTGCTGACTGAAGAGCAGCGTTCAAGTTGTTGCAGACTTTCTGCCAGTCTTTGATTGTTTTAGGCTTAGTCATCCCATGGATCCTTTGCGCTAGAGGCCGCAGGGGCTGCCGGTTTAAGATTGTCAAGCTTCAGGCTGACCTTGCGGTTGCCGTCCTTATCCTTGCCCAGCCATGCGCCCAGCTTGATAACAACGTGGTCTGACTCTGCTGTTTCCAACAATTCTTTAAATAGATCCAGCTCGATCTTGAGGTCGCCCTTCATGTCTGGCTGTGCTTCTGTTTTCTTGTAGCCGTTCGTCCACAAGGTTCCGCGATTTGGATAGTCCATTAGTTACTCCTTAAAAAAATGATTTCTTTGCTGCTGAAAAGTTGTCAATGACGTCAGCATAGACGGATGGGTTAAGCGTTTTAAGCTTGTCGTACAGGGGTTTGTTAACCTGGAACATCTCCTTGAGCTCGTCTGCGCTCTTGGCCAAGCTGATCTTTAGGTTGTTGGCTGCAACCATCATGTCAACCCATGCTTCTGCATCATCGGGTGCGTCAACAATGATTGTCCAAGCAGCTGGCTCAACGTGCTGGGGTGGGATAGGGTCTGGGCGCTGTTTAACGGGCTTTACAGGCGGTTTTAACGGCTGGATGAGGGGTTGCTTGGGCTCTGGGGCTTTAACGGCTTCTACAGGCGGTGCCGAATCAATGGCGTCCCCTTCTACGAGCTCCATGGCTGCCATCCAGAGGTACCTCCGTTGATAAGACAAAACGGCGCCCAAATTTTGGATGGGGTGTGCTCCCTTGAGGTTAGCCTCTGCCATTGGCGTTGAAACAACAATGACTGTGCCGTCTTCCACATCGGTGATGGTCAGCTCTGCGTGACTGTGGGTGAATGACACCACACCGCACAGGCCAAGGTCGTTGAAGATGGTCTGAACGTGGGGGATGAAGTCACCCAGCTCAAAGTATGAGTAGCCGGCGAACTTGTTCTGGCCAGACTTCTTCATGTCTACTGACAGAAGCTTGACCCTCGCTTGCATAAGTTTCTTATGGACTGACATTTGTTTCCTTTGTTGATAAATATTCTTGGTATTGGTTACAAAACCTATTGACAGAGCAGAACTCGGCGCAGCGCGTCCTCTCCCCTGGCCTAACTATGATTTCGTAATCCTTTCCATACTCAGCCACCTTGGCTTGAGCTTCTTCATCGGTATTGCAAACATTACGTGCTTTGACATTACCAATCTTTTTCACTGCGTATGTTGTAGGCTTCTCCCAAGTCTGGTCGGGCGTACAAAACGGCAGTTCATCTCCTGTCTCCAAGTCAAATAAAGCATTGGAGTGTTCTTTGATTCGTTCCTGAATGAAGGCTTCGCGGTCTTCCATTGGCCACAGCTGGATAGGAATCACCTTGATCGGGGCGTTAGGGTAGTTGGGCTTGAGAGCTGCGTCCCGGCGTGACCAGTCCCTGATGATAGCCACGATCTCCAGCTTGGAAACCTTGGTGCCCTTAACTTTTTCTACAAGCCAAGCGTAAATGTTGAGCTGATACTCCCAGTCAATCTTCTCATTCATCACAGACCATGCGCCCGTAGTCTTGTAATCGTTGATCGTCAGAGTGCCGTCTTCGTTGACGATCTGTAAGTCAATGGCGCCAGAGATAGACCAACCGTCAATCTTGGCGTGGAGGCGCTCCTCAATCAGGTGGTTCTCATCCTTGCCATGCTCAAGGACGCCGTGGATGGCCGTCCCAAAGATAGACCAGACCATCTCTGTAACGTCAGTCTCGATCTTGTCTTCGTGTAGCTTGCGTAGCTGGACAATGCGTGGTGAGTTGATCAGCTCGGTGGCTGAGATGTTGGCCTTACCCTTGGAGTAGGTAGGCCGCTTCATGATGTTCACGAAGGTTTGTGGTAAGTTGTATTTGTTTGTGATGATCACAATTTACTCCTGTATAATCGGCAACACATTGTACCCACATACTTTCATGTCTTGCAATATATTTTGAAAGAAAATTATGATTAAGATTGGAATAGACCCCGGCCTGTCTGGTGCCATCGTCATTATGGAAAGTAACTCTCCGATTGAGTGGCAACGGATGCCAACAATGAAGACGGGCTCGGCCAATCGGGTGAACGCGCCAGCTCTGGCTGCCATGATCAAGCCGTATCTGTACCTTGATAAACCACTTCATGCGTATGTCGAGCTGGTGAGCAGTATGCCCGGCCAAGGTGTAGCTTCGATGTTCTCATTCGGTCACTCGGCAGGCGTGATCCAAGGTGTGCTCGGTGCGTTTGAGATACCTGTGACGATGGTGACGCCCAGTCAATGGAAGAAGCGCGCGGGTCTTACTGGTCAGGACAAGGATGCTTCGAGGACATTGGCCATCCAGATGTGGCCGTTCTGGCGTGAGCTGGACAAGAAGGGCGCCGGCCAAGCTTATGCTGATGCGGCATTCATTGCACTCTACGGAGATTGATGTAGAATAAATTCCGGCAAGCAGTTGCCACTCTCCTTTGTTGGGTTTGCTTTGCCCCCGGGCTAATCACTCGGGGGTTTTTTTAATTAACAGTGTTAATATCAATACGCATGGGGATTGATCAGTCCCCAGCCGTGTTGGTGGAAAGCGGGTTAGCGCCGCTTGTTTTTCCTTTTCGGTTTTTACACAAACACTGCTTCATGTGCCCACCAACTTTTTTTTCGTAGGGGCTTGACAAACCCAAATCGTTTCAGTTTATAATTCGTTCAGCTAGGTGTGAGAACCAATGCGATAGAGCCGTTAATGAAATCCCGACCCCTTTGGGGTAGCGCGTCAGCCACAAGCTGGGGTGTTCTCTCACCGGGGTTTCATTAACGGCTTTTTTGTTTTTGAGACTGGGATTGTTTGTCGGGTTAGCGCCGGCATCTCCTAAACGGACGAAATGTTTTGAAAACACTGCTTCATGTGGTCAGTCCCAGTCTCATCTCTCACACGCAGCCGTCAGAGCGCGTTAGCTAATGGCCTGTATGGGCTGAACTCAAGAAACACAGAACCTCGGCGTGACCCGCGCCTCCAAGTAGAGTAATCGAACGGAATAAACAAGGATGTCGAAAGACAAATACCCTAGTACGCTGGGAGTTGATCGTTAAGGATGGTGCAAACTGACCTTATCGGGATCTCAGGGGAGGGCGGCTTGGCTGGCCGGTAGCTCACTTAACAACTGGGCAAAGCTAGGAGGTAATATGGAAAATGATACAACAAAGCGTTTCCCACGCACGATGCACGAAGCGTTTAACTGCGATAGTGATCCCATCAGTGGGCCATATGGTAAGCAGCCGTTCTGGCCGGTGTATGCGATCTTCTTCATTGTGATCATTGCTGGGATCGTTGTGTTCTGGAGTCGCGTATGACCCAAGATGAAATATTTGAAATGGCCAAACAATCCGATCTTGGATTTTTGCTTGGCGACAGTTGGCTAATGCACCATGAAATTGAATACTTTGCCAAGCTAGTGGCCGAAGCGGAGCGCAAGAAGTTACAGGGGCAGATCGAAACTTTACACGCCATGTACGAACTAGCAAGCAAGCAACGAGATGTTTTGATGGATGAACAGCGGGCACAGGTTGAGGCCATGCGCGGGAGGATCCAATGAAATACAACGCAGAGCAAGTAGCCTTTATGTTGCATGAGGCAATAGACCAAAACCGCGAGTACCAGTCATGGCACTGTAGCACTCAGCACCTGATGACCCTTGTTGAGAGGGTTGTTGCCGAGGAGCGTGAGGCGTGTGCCAATACGGCTGGTCTTGCATTACTTGGCGCAGATAAAGCACTAAGTGACCGAGTTTTGAAAGCCATCCGAGCGAGGGGACAAGCATGAAAGCATTTCCAACACCCACATTCAGCATCAACGATGAAGCGCGTGTCACAGCTGTAGGCGGTGAAGGTGGTATGGATCTGCGGGACTACTTTGCGGCCTTGGCAATTCAAGGTATGTTTGCAAGTGGCAATCTTCCAAAGTCAGTTCAGGATGATGAGCTTGCTTCTGTCGCCTACCAGTTTGCAGACGCAATGATGAAGGCGAGGAAAGCATGAAGCCCGGACAAGAAGCTTGCCTGCGAATGGCGCAGTACCAATACAGCTGCCGCAATCAAGACATGATGTGGCGTTGGTTGTTTACTTGGGCAGCATGGTCTGACAATGTTGACTTCTTCTCAGATCCAAGGATGCCCGTATTTAAGCCAAAGAAGCCTAAGAGGCGCTGGAAGCACCTGACCAATGCCGAGACTCTGGGAATCATTAAGCAGCTCCCCAACTGGCAGACCGATCACTTAAACACATTCATTTTTAAGGTGCTGGTCGAGGACAAACTGAAGGAGAAAAACGCATGAAAGACGATGACGATATTCAAGACTATGTTCGCCCTTGGGTTGGGCTGACTGAGTTAGAGAAGGCAGAGATTGTGAACCTCAAGTGGTGGGACTGGGAAGACACTTTTGATATTGATGGATTTGTTAGAGCCATCGAAGCCAAGCTTAAGGAGAAGAACTCATGATCGAAGGCTTTGACCATGTTGGCACAGACCATGTGTGCAGCGTTTGCTCTTGTGATTTCACAGATGACGAGGGCGGCATTCAGGGTTACATCGGGATTATTCCGGTGGCCTTTTGCCCTACTTGCTATTCCGGCATCTGCGATATGGTGGAGCAGCTCGATGGCCGAGAGTGGGAGGGCCTAACCACAGAAGATAAAAACGAAATTCTGGTAGATGCAGTCCGGCACAACTGGAATGACAAAGTAATAGTGGAGCAAATCGAAGCCAAACTTAAGGAGAAAAATGCATGGTAGCCCTAGCACATTCACTTGCAGACAAGGTTCGGTATTTTGTAAACAAACTGTTTACATACTTCAGAACTACCAGTGTTAAGACCACTCCAGATGTAGTGCCAGAGGAAAAGCCAGAGCCGCGCAAGCCCCGCAAGTACAACAAAGAGAAGCGCCAAGACTTCTCAAGCCTGCTGGATCAGCTTGAGCACACATTTAACATTGTTAAATTACCAACAATGACCGCATCTTGGCTTGCAAAAGACTCGATCATTGGCCTAAAGAAGCTTGGCGCCCATGTGCCAAATCCGTTTTTAATGACTTGGGATGATCAGAAGAGGTTTATTGATGTGACCAAGCCATTGCCGGCCCTGATGTGCATTTCTATATCTTCTGTAGATACCATCAACACCAGTAAAAAGTTCTACGCAAAGTTTGTTTTTGCGATCAAACTAAAAAAGCTGCCTTGGTGTGTGTCAAAGGAAACGGGCGTTCCGTATCAGTTTGGAATGTCTTTTGATGTGGACGGCAAGTTGTTCTGGGTCAATATGTACATCACAGTAAACAGAAGGACGGGGGCTATAACTTTTTGCGATGAACTAAAAACCACAGCCCATACCATTCCAGCCAAGAGTTCAAACTCGCGCAAGGCAAATGGGAAATCTACTGTTTTTTATACAAAATCCTGGGCCACAGCAGAATATCTTGAGGATGGTGAACGATCTGTTGATGAGTGCAAGATCATTGCTCAGAACTATTTTGTTGCGATGCATGACTGGTGGTCAGAGCGCGATAACCGCTGGAATGTGGTTGTTAAAAAGAATGGTGAGCGCGTGACCTTTGGCGTTAACAACGACCAGACGCCATACTATTTCAAGGACAGAGACAAAACCATCAAGACGCCAACTGGCCAAGCAAAGAAGATTGTTCACTATGTCAAGGAGCACGAAAGAAAGTACGGCGACAAGATCACGGTGGTCAAAGAGCACATTCGCGGCCTGCAAGAGTTTGAGTGGGCCGGCTATCAATGCAATGTTATTTCACCAAAGCTTCAGGCAAAAACAGCAGCCGGCTTTACTGCCCCATCAATAGATGATGAGGGCGATGAAGACACGGGCAATGTTGTTTACCTTAGTAAGCTGGGCAAAGTGTTAGCAGATTCTGAAGAAAGGCGGTCAGCATGAATGAACCAGAATTAAACATATGGGAGAAGGCCATGGGCTGGCGCAAACGGCAGATGGTGAAGTCGCAGATCAACGAGGTATCTCAGAAGATACGCAACGACACAATCGAAGAGGTCGCCAAAGAAATAGAGAAAATGACGGCCTTTGGTCAGGTCACAATAGACAGTTTCACGGTTTACATAAGGAGTATGAAGCGATGAGGCCTTTGAGTGAAACCACTGCAAGACAGACGATTGCCATGATGCGTTCGATTGCAAGCCACAAACCGATCACGCCTTTTCATTTAATGGCAGCAGATCAGATGGAACAACTCTTAGAAGAAGTTTTGAAATACAGGAAAGGAAAGAAATGAATGGGTTTGCCAAACAACAATTATCAATCGGCAGTAAGCAGCCGGTACATCAACACAAGGAGTGCAATAACTGCAATGAAATGAAGCCGCCAGAGGGTGGCATTCAACTTAACCATACAAAATGGCACTGCGCCGCCTGCTGGGCAAACAGAGCCTCAAAAAGAGCATCAACAAAAGGAAAACAATGACCGAAAGAATCAAACTACAAAAGATCCGCCTTGATGGCGGTACTCAGCCCCGTAAAGAGATTGACGAGCCCTTAGTCCAGCACTACACCGAGGTATTGCTCGAGGGTAAAGACCAGTTCCCGCCTATCGAACTTTGGTTTGACGGCAAGTCATATTGGCCTAGCGATGGCTTCCATAGATTCCACGCACACAAGCGCGCAGGGTTCTTGGACATTGAGGCCGTAGTCAACCAAGGCACCAAGCGCGATGCATTCTTGGCCTGCCTGAAGGCTAATGGGAAGCATGGCAAGCCACGCACCCCCGAAGAGCGCCGCTATGTGGTTCAGATGGCCTTAGAAGACATTGAGCTGGGCGAGAAGACCGATGTTGAGATCGCTGCAATCTGTGATGTATCGTCAATGACTGTTGGCCGTGTACGCAAGGCCATGGGTCTGGAAAAATCTAATCGTGTTAATCAAGAGGGCAAGAGCGTTAACATTGCAGGCCGAGGCCCCAAGCCAGCGCCCGAACCCGAACCAGAGTACACCGAAGACGATAAGATGCATGAGCTGGCCATCGAGCACACAGCATTATCAGAAGAGAATACCAAGCTCAAAGATATGCTGGCCATCCGAACATTGCCCGTGTCTGAGAAGGCCAGGACGGAAGTTCAGGAAACTATTGAGTCGCTGCGGGCCGAGGTCAAAGACCTTGAGTTCAAGCTGCGTACCATGACCCAATCACGCAATGAATTCCAAAGTAAGAATGCTGAAATGATCAAGCAATTAAACTATTGGAAGAAGCGCGTTGAGAGGGCAGAAAAGGCACTAGAATCTAAATAAACCGAAGCTGGGCGGTATCCCAGCAGGAGAAATCAAATGCTTAGTTTAAGACCGCATCAATCAGATGTTGTGGAGAAGCTCGCACAGGGCTTCAAAGATGGCCACAGAAGCCAGTTGCTATATGCCCCCACGGGGTTTGGCAAAACAGAGGTGGCCATGGCCATCATGTTAGAACAGGCCAAGCAGCTTAAGAATGTAGCGATGGTGCTAGACCGCATCGTGTTGGTCAATCAAACCAGCACCCGCCTTGGGAACTATGGAATTAACCATGGTGTTCTGCAGGCGGATCATTGGCGCTACAGGCCTTATGAAAAGATCCAAGTATGCAGCGCGCAGACACTAGAAAGCAGGGATAACTTCCCTGATGTGTCTATGCTCATCATTGATGAGTGCCATGTGCAGCGCAAGCAAATCATTCAGTTCATCAAAGACAGGCCCGAGATGAAGGTGATCGGCCTCACGGCTACGCCTTTTACCAACGGGCTGGGTGATACCTACACCAATGTAGTTGGCGCCAAGCCTACAGGTGACCTGATCGAGGACAAGTGGCTGACCCCGCTGAAGATCTACATTGCCAAAGAAATCGACATGACCGGCGCCAAGAAAGTTGCAGGCGAATGGTCATCCGATGATGTATCTGAGCGCGGCATGAAGATCACAGGCGACATTGTCGAGGAGTGGATCAACAAAACAAATGAAGTGTTCGGCGGCCCTCGCAAGACAGTTGTATTTGCATCCGGTGTTGAGCATGGCCGCGACCTTGTGCGCCAGTTTAATGAGCGCGGTTATAACTTTGTGTCGATCAGTTACAAAGAGGATGACGAGTTCAAAGCCGAGACAATCGAGGATTTCAGCAGGCCTGACACGAAAATCAACGGACTAATTGCCACAGACATACTGACTAGGGGATTTGACGTCCCTGATGTGATGATTGGCGTGTCTGCGCGCCCGTTTTCCAAGTCATTTAGCAGCCATGTCCAGCAGATGGGCCGGATCATGCGGCCTTATGACGGCAAAGATTACGGGTTGTGGCTGGATCACTCGGGTAATTACCTCCGGTTCAGGAAAGAATGGGATAAGTTGTTTGATGAGGGCGTGACCGAGCTTGAGAACGGCGCCGAGACAGCGAAGAAAGAACCCACAGAGAAAGAAAAGACCGAGGCCAAGTGCCCGGCCTGCAAGACTTTGTGGGTCTGGCCTGATCGGGTCTGCGGTGAGTGCGGGTTTGAGAAACCCTTAAAGCAAGTCCTGAATGTCCCAGGTCAATTAACAGAGTTAGAAACAACCAAGCGCGAGCTGGTTACGGAGAATCAAAAGTTTTATTCTGAGCTGATCTTTTTTGCCAAAGCGCGCGGGTACAAGGAAGGCTGGGCCGCACATAAGTACAAAGAAAAGTATGGCACCTACCCTCGCGGCCTGCACACCAGCCCATTAACAACAAGCTATAAAACCAGCGCATGGATCAAGTCGCGCAATATCGCTTGGGCAAAATCAAAGGCGCGCGTATGACCTTTGAAGAGTTTGCAAGGGATCATGGCCTCATGATTAAAGACCTGATCTTGGATCGTTGGGTGCGTGTTGGGACTGAGGATCACCCTCGGAAACAGAACGGCGCCTACATCTTTGATGGCCACAAGGGGGCAATCATTAACTTCGCTGTACATGATCGGCACATACTTTACAAATCCAGCGAGCCGTTCGTGCCCGATCCTAATGCTGCGGCCAAGCGCGAGGCGGCCAAGCAAGAGCACCAGCTGCGCCAGCGTAAGGCAGCAGACAAGGCCGCATTCATTCTGAATAACTCCGTTAAACAGCAGCACCCCTACTTGATTCGCAAGGGTTTCCCTGACAAAGGATTGGTTTGGAATAGCCTGCTTGTCCTACCGATGAGGATCGGCCAGAACTTAGTTGGCTGCCAACTCATTCAGGAAGACGGCACAAAGCGCTTTTTGTCAGGGCAGCAGACCAAAGGGGCTAGTCTGGTGATTGACAACAAAGGCCGCAATATCCTGTGCGAGGGGTTTGCCACGGGAATGTCTGTGCGTAGGGCCATGAAGCATTTGCGCGAGCGCTATACGATTCATGTGTGTTTCTCTGCGGGGAATATGTTAGAAATCGCAAAGAACCTGCGTGACCCGCTGGTGATTGCTGACAATGATGCTATGGGGGTTGCGACAGCCAAAAAAATAGCCTCGTTCTATTGGCTAGGCGAGGCTGGAGAGGACTTCAATGACACCGAGCAGAGGATTGGCACCCAGTTGGCTGCCGAATCCCTGCGCGGGTTTCTGTAGTTATTTGCGAATGCCGGGGTCTAGCTCTCCATCCATGACCATAAAAATCACGCGCTTGGCGTCATTGATGGCCTCGTTTGCTTGGGCGCTGGCGCCCATAGAGAGCAGCTCTTGCGCGTCAGACATAAGGCCGGCGGCCATCATCAGGGCACCGGTCACTTTGTAAGTGATCGAGTCTTCAACATCTTCCTTGGTGATCATGGTTTTACTCCGTCAAAGAAATTTCAATTTCAGCCATCTTTTGCTTTTGCTCAATGATGAATTCTTGCAAGTTGTCAAATTCGTCAAAGTCTTCAAGCTTGATTGCTGCACAGTCCAGCTTCTCCAATAGGTCGCTCAAATCGAAATAAACGCATTGGATTTGTTCGATGATCATTTTTGATACAGTCATGATTAACCTCCTAAGTTTGATGGTGAGTGATCGAAGCCGCGCGCCTGAAAATAGTTATCTATTTGCTGATAGCTTTCGGGCTCGTCAATTGTGCTGAATTGCTCAAAGTCTTCTGTTGTGTCGGTGCCAGCTTTGTAATAGCCCACAAAACCCATGCCGCACTCTATGTAGGTGGCCTCTACTTCAAAGCCCATAGCTTCGAGCGCGTGATAAATTGGTACCGGCGGGCTCCAAGCTGTGTCAAACCAAACAGTAAGAACGTGGCCGTTTAAATCAAATGGCACGTTCTCGTCCAGCCGGGGCTCCCACTTAGTGCCCCATTCACCGATACAGAAATCGTACCAATTTTTGTATCCGTAGAGTTTAAGGTTCAATTGCTGGGCGGCCTCAAGCTTGGCCTGTTCTTCGCCTTTGCCAACCCAGCCGGCCACAATTTGCAGCGGCTGGGGTATTGGTTTGATCTTGTCAAAAATCTGCGGCACCTCATCTGCTGCATGAGCGCGGCCAAGTTCGCGCACCAGCTCGGCCAATTTAGCCTCGGATGTTGCGCTCTTTGCTGTAAGTTTTAATGAATTTGCTGTCCAATTTGGCATTTAAAAATCTCCGTTTTGTTGGGTTAATTAACATTGTTAATTAGGAAATAGCCTCGTTCTACTGGCTGGAATAAGTCTATAAATAGCCTCGTTTTGCCAGCTTGTATGCTGGTCTTGCGGGCTGCCTGTCCGGCCCGGGGGCCGGTGCGTGGTGGGCGGTGGCTGGTTATCGCTGGGCCTCGTTATAACCCAGCGCGTAGAGTCTGCGGGCCTCGGCCCGATCGGCCTCCGATTCAAGGGCCAGCAGAAAATTAAAGTTTTGCATTGCAGCCCGGGCGCGCGCTGCGTTGCCGGTCAGAATGGCCCGGGCCACTTTGTGGCCGGCTTCGGTGTAGGTGTGCTCAGTTTGTTTCATTGTGAACCTTCAGGGCCTCGCGGGCCAGCTCAATTGATACGGCTAAATTTTCCACGCGCGCCGTGTCGGGCATATCGGGCCCGGCTTGCTCGGCGTAGAAAATAAGCGACTCGAGCGCTTCGCGGATTGTTTCGGGTTTTGTGTGCCAATTCATTATTTACTCCATGCGGAAAGCAGCGGGCCGGCGTTGTAGGCCGGTGCTGCTGGGTTTGAGAATAGGCCCGGGCCGTGGGTACGGCGGCCCCATGCGTCACGGGCTGCAAGGTTCACCAGCTGCCCCCGTTTAACTGCGTTGTAAACTTGATCGCGCGTGTATCCATCGGCCAGCAGCTGGGCCATGGTGCGCGGCGTGGTGCAGTTCATATCGTGCAGCAGCCACAGCACGGCGCGTCAAGGCACCGGCCTTTTTTGTTGCGGTAGAACTCGCGGCCCGAAAAGTTGAAAACATCGCTCACGCGCGGGCTGGTGCTGGTGAATTGGATTGTGTCGGCGTCCGGCTCGAGCTGGGCCGTCCGGGTGTCGGTGTCGTAAATGATGAAATCCCCGGGGTTTATCCGGGCGCCTGATAGGCTGCATTTGCCGGGGTATTTAGCGCGCATTGTTTTAAGCATGGTTAACCTTTCAGAATTGGAATAATTTTGCGGGCCAGCTGGTCGGTCTGCTTGGCCTTCGATCCATGGGCCCGGAACCCGACAATAAAATCACGATCGGCCCGGCTGCACCATGGTTCGAAATTCCCGCAACTTTCGCAAGTTATTTCCTCGCGGGTTTGGGCCTCACAGATCACGATTAGGCGCCCGGCTGGGGTGTGGCTGACTTTGGGGGTGTCCATGGGCACCACAGCGGCCACAGGGCCGGCGCCGGTGGCTGCCAGCTGGTCGGCGTGGCCGGCGTTATCTGCTGACAAATTAACAGTAAACCCCCAGCTGTTGGCGTGTTTAATCCACTTGAGCGCTTCGGGCTGGTGTTTGTGGGTGTAGGTGAACCCGCGCCGGCCCCGGTTGGCCTTCACGATTAGGCCCAGCGCGTGAGCGTCTACAGCTTCACCCTTACCGGGCAGATCACCCACTACAGCAAAGCGCCAGACCTGACCGGGCGGCAAGCTTTGAATGTGGCCGGCCAGCTGCTGCACCGGGGCGCCGCGCTGGGGTACCTTGTCCCAGCTCATGCGGGTGTGGAAGTCTTCACCATAGCAGCCGGCCCGATACAAGGCGCAGCCGGGCGGGCACGTGTCCCGGAGGTTGTAAGTAACAGGCAGCGGGCCGGTTTTGCGGTTTCCGCTGTTTCTGATGAATGTGTAAAGCATTGCGGGCCTTTCAGTTAAATGCGGGCGCGCTGGCCGTAATAATTTCGGCTATTGCGGCGGTTTTGGCTGGGTTTATCTCTTCGCTGCGCGGCTTATAAAAGCGCTCGACAATTGTTAAATCATGGCCCAGCAAATAGGTTCCGTTATCGCCGTTGTCGCGGTCGGCGCCGGCGTAGTGCAGCCTATAAACTGTCATTCCAACATTGCACCGGAAATAATGCCGGGCCAATAGTTCGGCCAGCTGGTCGAGCGCTTCGGTCTGTGCTGCAGCTGTAGGCGCGTGGCGCAGGCCCAGCGCCCGGGCGGCGTCAATGAAACCTTGAACGCTCGCGCGGCCTCCGTTCCAATGTAGGTATATGGCCGGCGCGTTGTCGGCGGTGTCGAATGTGATTACTGCTCTGTTTCCCATGATTAGAACCCCTTTGTAAAAATGTCGAAGTAAAAAAGGGCGCCCACAGTAAGGGCGCCGGCCACTATCAAAACGGCGAGAAAATCAAAACCAGCAGCGGCCCGGGCTTCGGCGCGCTCTGCTGCTGGGCTGTAGTGCTGGCGGTGTCTGTGGTGTTTCATTGCTTGCATTTTTCGGCTTTGTAAATGTAGAGGGCGCAGCTGGCAGCAGCTGCAGAAAAGAAAATAACAGCAGCACCGGCCAGCCAGCTAAACGGCGCGGGCAGATAGGCCCAGCAGGCCAGCTCTACAATGGCGCCGGCGGCCATCAAAACCCCGGTGCTGGCTTCGCTGTAAATGAAGAAAATGCGGTCTAGTTTTTTCATGGTCGGGCCTTTCAATAGTTGTATGACACGCGAAGGTGTACGCTGTACTCGCGCGCGCTGGTGCGTTTAACGCTGGCGCTGGTGCTCGGGCACCCGCAACAGTCGTGCTCATGCCTGCAGCTGCTGCCCCCCATAGTCGCGGCTATGGCCCGGGATAGGTCGCGGCCCTTTAGGCTGCTGGGGGCTATGACCTTGGCAAGATAGGCGCCGCCGTCATCGTACCCTTCAGGCTCGCGCGTCATGCGCTGCTGTAGCAGCTTGGCGGTGCCAATGTGGGCCCAGCTGTCAAGGTGTGACCAGCCGTCCCGGTAGGTGCTGGTTTCGCGTTCGAATAATTCAAGCTTGGACATTGTCGGCCCTTTCAAGTTGTTCATTGAGTTGCTGCAGCACAGCTGCGCGGGTTCCGGTGAACCCTTCTTTTTTAAGGATTGCGTAAGCGCTGGGGCCGCGCTTTTTCATACCGGCAATTTCCAGCTTAAGCGCTGCGCGTAGAGTGGCCAGCCGGTAGCGGGCTATTTGGTCGGGTGTAGTGAGTGCGGTCATTGTTGCCTTTCGGTTGGTTGGGGGTTATGCATCATCAAGCAGCAGCGCGGTGCGCTGGTCGTAATCGGCCCGGGCTTCGCGCTCGAGCTCGCGCCGGCCTTCGTGGTCAAGGTCGTGCAGCTGGTCGCGTATCTTTCCTAATCTCACACGTGCCAGCTGTACAGCGCCCCGGCCAATATCCCAGCCGGCGTTAAATGCAGCGCGGTAATCGGCCTCTTCGGCCCGATAGTCGGCTAGGGCCAGCTCTTCGAGCGCTTCCAGCTCTTTAACTGTAGTGTTTAGGTTCTTAAGCGCTGCCAGCTGTTGGCCGATTCCCAGCCCGGCCAGCGGGCGCGATACGTTAGGCCAGCTCTCTACTGCAGCGGCGTAGTGTTTACCGGCCAGCACAGTTATAGCGCGGCCCTTGTGCTGCTGCAGCTGCTGCTCTGTCATTGCAGCCCAGACCCGGCGCTGGTGTGTGCTCATGTCTGTAAGGGCGCGATTGTAGGGCTGCAGCTGGCGCGTGGGGCTCACGGCGCCGTGTAGGGCTGAGAGAATGATCACATCAGCGCCGGCGCGCTCTGCTGCTGCCATGGCCAGCCTGAAAGCTTGGCCGGTGTACAGCTGTGCAGCTGGTGCAATACGGCCCAGCTTGGCGCCGCTGCACATGTGTTGACTTGTCAAGGGGTTTTTTTACAGTTAACGCAAAATATTTTCGCGGGCGTTGCGTATAGGCTGCAGCTACTGGGTGAGAGCATCGACCAGGGGGCAAAGCAGCGCGTTTTTTTGGGTCGGTTTTTGTGGCCGGTTTAGTGCCTGGTTGTTTGTGCCGGGTCAATTGATCGGTGCAGCAGCTGTTCAACCGATAGGGCCAGCAGCGGCCCAGCTGGTGCAAGTGCGTTGCATTGCTTCGCGCGTTTTGTTATCTTCGGGTCATTCTTATTTTGTACCCACAAAAACACCATGCCACAGAAACTCACTCGCGCGCAGATCCGGGCCGGATTAGATCAGGTTCCTATTGAATCGTTGTTAAGCAGCGGAGAGGGTAAGAAACCCCAGCTCACGCATAAGCAGCGGGAGTTTGCCCGGGCTATTGCACTCGGCCAGAGTAAGGCTAGCGCATACAGGGTGAGCCATAAAGCAAAGCCAGCACAGAGCACAATCACAACAGAGCCCTATAAGCTTGCCCGTGACCCTCGCATTGCTCGAGAGGTCGAAGCGTATAAGCTGGCAATAGAAGCGGAGAAACATCGAACACCCGCACAATTGAAGGCGCTGCTGGTGCAACAGCTGGTGCAGCACACGTTAGACCCTGAGTTCCCGCCGGCCCAGCGTATGAAAGCGCTGCAGCTGATCGGCCAGCTGTTCGAGGTTGGCGCCTTCCTCGAGCGCAAAGAGTCGGTGATCATTCACAAAAGCGCTGACATCAGGGCCCGGCTGCTCGATAGGCTGCAGCAGCGAGCGCCCAGCGCTGGCCCGGCCACAGACCCGGGGCCCCGCCTGCAGGCCCCCGCGCGCCGGGCGCCCTATCACATACTGTTTCTGACATTCAATCGCTAGACTCTGGCGTTTCTGACATTCAAATACTAGAAAAAAAAGAGGGTGGGGGGGTGCAAAAAAATCCTGACACCGTCCTCGACTTTGATAAAGAATGACCCCCCTATGTGTTTCGTATACAAAAAAGGGTGGGGGGGTAATTAACAGTGTTAATTCGAACCTTGCATGAAACTTACAAAGCTAATTAACAGTGTTAATTAAAACCTTACCAATTACTTACAATGATTCAACAAACATTAGAAGCGTGTATAGGGGCGTGTATGACTGAAAAGCAGAGGACTGTGTTCCTTGTGATAGATGAGTATTGGAGGAACTATGGGTATGGGCCTTCTATAGATGACATCATGTTTCATACTGGGGACAAGGGGCGCGGGAATGTTCATCGTGTGGTGAAGAAGTTGTGTGACTTAGGGATATGCCGCAGGGCTAAGAATTCGGCACGTAGTGTGCGCCCGTCTTACTTGAAGTTGAGAAACCTTGAATAAAAAACAATTATTAGAGATGCAAGAGGAGCGCGACCTGTTTATCAGGAGGGTGATGTTTGCTTTAAATCTTCCGAAGAACGAAGCAGAAGAGGCCGCCGTTACTTTCTTTGCGATGCCTTCTAACGAACAAGCCGCTTACCTTGATGACCTTGACGCATTAGAAGCCAGCCAACAACGAGAAGAAGCCTTTGATGATTTCAATAAATTTGCCCATGCGATGTGGCCGGGGTTTATTGACGGGAGACATCATAAGGTCATGGCTAAGAAGTTCGAAGAGATTGCTACTGGGAAAATTAAGAGGCTGATCATCAATATGCCTCCCCGACATACGAAGTCTGAGTTTGCATCCTATATGCTGCCGGCTTGGTTCTTAGGACGGGATCCTAGTAAGAAGATCATCCAGTGCTCGAACACCGCCGAGTTGGCCGTTGGTTTCGGACGTAAGGTTCGTAACTTAGTAGCCAGTGAACCCTTCTCTAAGATATTCCCCAATGTTAATTTGCGGTCTGACAGCAAAGCCGCCGGACGCTGGTCTACTAATAAAAACGGAGAGTATTTTGCGATTGGTGTAGGCGGTACGGTAACTGGTAAAGGTGCGGATTTATTGATCATTGACGATCCCCATTCTGAACAAGAAGCTGCCCTTGCCGCTGGAGATCCTACTGTTTTTGATAAAGTCTACGAGTGGTACACCTCTGGGCCGCGCCAGCGTCTCCAGCCGGGTGGGGCGATCATTGTCGTGATGACGCGCTGGGCTAAGAGAGACTTGACGGGCAGGATCCTTCAGTCTGCGATGGACAAGGACGGGAATGACGATTGGGAAGTGATTGACTTCCCTGCGATCCTTCCGAGTGGAAACCCCCTATGGCCAGAGTTCTGGAGCCTAGAAGAACTTCACGCCCTACAGTCTGAACTGCCTGCTTCTAAATGGAACGCCCAGTATCAACAAAGCCCTACCAGTGAACAAGGCGCGATTGTTAAGCGCGAGTGGTGGAAAGAATGGACAGCAGAAGACCCGCCTAAGTGTGAGTTTGTGATCCAGTCTTGGGATACGGCGTTTACAAAGAATGAGCGCTCTGACTATTCGGCCTGTACGACTTGGGGGGTTTTCTATTTGAATGAGAACCAGAATGATGCAAATATTATTCTGCTCGATGCGTTTAAAAAGAGGATGGAATTCCCAGAGTTAAAAGAAAAAGCCTTCAACCACTATAAGGAGTGGGAGCCAGATGCGTTTATTGTTGAGGCCAAGGCGTCCGGAGCGCCATTGATTTATGAATTAAGGGCGATGGGGATACCTGTTCAAGAGTTTACGCCATCTAGGGGTAATGATAAGATGGTGAGGATCAATTCTGTATCTGATTTGTTTGCCAGTGGTAAGGTTTGGGCGCCAGCTACGCGCTGGGCTGATGAGTTGATGGAAGAGATGGCTGCATTCCCCAACTCAGACCACGATGACTTAGTTGACTCATCTACACAGGCTCTGATAAGGTTCAGAAAAGGCGGGTTTATACGCTTGCAGACGGACGAAGAAGACGAAGTTCGTTCGTTTAGACGCAAAGTTTCTTACTATTAAGGATACATATGTCCATTGAAAAATCACTTTACGCCGCACCAGAGGGACTAGAAGCCCTGATGCCTGAATCAGAAGACAATCAAGGTATCGAAATTGAGATTGTTGACCCTGAAGAGGTAACAATTAACGTTGGTGGCATGGAAATTAAGATTGACGGCAGTGAAGAAGACGATTTTGACGCCAACTTAGTGGACTATCTCCCCGAATCAGTGGTGACTGGCATCGTAACTGACCTGATTGGTGACTATGACGATGACGTCAACTCCCGCAAAGACTGGATGCAGACCTATGTAGACGGTTTAGAGCTCCTCGGCATGAAGATTGAAGAGAGAGCAGACCCTTGGATTGGTGCTTGCGGTGTTTACCACCCCCTCCTGTCAGAAGCTTTGGTCAAATTCCAAGCTGAAATCATGATGAGCACGTTTCCCGCCGCTGGGCCGGTGAAGACTCAGATCATTGGCAAGGAAACACCCGAGAAAAAAGACGCTGCCACCCGTGTACAGGACGATATGAATTATCAACTGACGGATGTAATGACGGAGTTCCGCCCAGAGCACGAAAGAATGGTCTGGGGTCTTGGCCTTTCAGGTAACGCCTTTAAGAAAGTCTACTTTGATCCAAGTTTTGACAGACAAACATCAATATTCGTCCCGGCTGAAGATCTGGTTGTGCCTTACGGCGCGTCCGACATTCAAACGTCCCCTCGCGTTACGCACGTTATGCGAAAAACGGAGAATGAATTACGTAAGCTACAGGTTGCTGGATTCTATGCCGACATTGACCTTGGAGAGCCCAACAACACGTTGGATGAGGTAGAGAAAAAGATTGCAGAAAAGATGGGATTCCGCGCTTTGTCGGATGACCGCTACAAAATCCTTGAGATGAACGTGGAGCTTGACCTTGAAGGCTACGAGCACACCGATAAAGACGGCGAACCTACTGGAATTGCTTTACCTTACATTGTGACTGTCGAACACGGAAGCATGAAGTGTCTGGCTATCCGCAGAAACTGGAAGCAAGGCGACAAACTCCACACTAAGCGCCAGCACTACGTCCACTATGGCTACGTTCCAGGTTTTGGCTTCTACTGTTTTGGTCTAATTCACCTTGTTGGCGCATTTGCCAAGTCTGGTACGTCTATTCTGCGTCAGTTGGTGGATGCAGGGACACTGGCCAACCTACCCGGTGGCTTTAAGACCCGAGGACTGCGGGTTAAAGGTGACGATACCCCAATCGGCCCAGCTGAGTGGCGCGATGTGGACGTTCCGAGTGGATCTATTGCAGAGAACATCATGCCTCTGCCATACAAAGAGCCATCACAGGTTCTGGCCGCGCTTCTTGATAAGATTGTCGAAGAAGGCCGCAAGTTTGCTTCTGCAGCTGACATCCAAGTTGCCGATATGTCTGCCAACTCTCCCGTTGGTACGACACTGGCCATCCTAGAGAGACAGCTTAAGGTAATGACTGCCGTTCAAGCGCGCATTCACTATTCCTTTAAACAAGAGCTGGCTCTTCTACGCGACATTATCAGAGACTACACACCCGCTGAGTATTCCTACCAACCCGAAGAAGGATCCCGCAAGGCTAAACAGTCTGACTATGACTTAGTCGATGTGATCCCTGTGAGCGATCCCAATGCGGCCACGATGGCGCAGAAGATTGTCCAGTATCAGGCGGTGATCCAGCTGTCACAACAAGCTCCCCAGATCTATGACTTGCCTCAGTTACATAGACAGATGCTTGATGTACTCGGTATTAAGAACGCACAGAAGCTGGTTCCTTTACCAGACGATGAAATGCCAAAAGACCCAGTCAGCGAGAACATGGCCGCACTGAAAGGTATGCCAATGAAGGCGTTTATCTATCAAGATCAACAAGCCCACATTGCTACACACCAGACATTTATGCAAGACCCATTGATCATGAAGACCATAGGCCAGAACCCACAGGCCAATATGATCATGGCTTCTATGCAAGCTCACATTGCCGATCACTTAGGTTTCCACTATCGCCAGTTGATAGAAAAGCAAATGGGTGTGCCTTTGCCCGGCCCCAACGAGAAGTTGCCAGAAGATGTGGAAGTCCAGCTGTCACAGCTTATCGCGCAGGCAAGTGCCCAGTTACTGCAGGCCAATACCGCACAAGCCCAACAGGCTCAAGCGGCGGCTATGCAACAAGATCCTCTGATCCAGATGCAACAACAAGAGTTGGCGCTCAAGGGTCAAGAGGTACAGCGTAAGGCTCAGAAGGATGCGACTGATGCCCAGCTCAAACAATCGCAGCAGCAGATCGAACGTGATCGTATCGCTACCCAAAAGGATATTGATATGGCGCGCTTGCAAGCTACGATACAAAAAGATCAGATGGAACTAGCCCAAGACGCTCAGTCAGAGAAGAACAAACTCATGGCTGAAATGATGAGGAATAAGCAATGATCGACAAATATCTAAAACTTCTAGCTTCAAAAATAGATGACAAAGTATCCCAACTCCAAATGTCAATAGCCGATGGCAAGGCTGAAGATTTTCCGGAGTACAAGAGAATGTGTGGAGAGGTGAAAGGTCTACTCACTGCACGTTTATACATCATAGACCTACAGGAAAGAGTAACAAACGATGACGATGACGAGTGAGATTTCGAATCTCGACATTACCAAGGCCGTGGATTTATCCAAGATCTTGAACACAAAGCCAGAGGAGAAGGCTAAACAACTTCCCCGCCCATCTGGTTACAGAATTCTTTGTGCCATACCCGATATGGAAAAAGAATACGGAGACTCCGGACTCATTAAAGCGGAAGAAACTCTCATGATTGAGGAAACCCTGACCACTGTGTTATTTGTAGTGGACATGGGCCCAGATTGCTACAAGGACGAAAGCCGATTCCCATCTGGCCCGTATTGCAAGAAGGGTGACTTTATCTTGATTAGACCCAACTCAGGAACGCGACTGGTCATCCACGGCAAGGAATTCCGTGTGATCAATGACGATTCTGTCGAGGGCGTAGTAGACGATCCACGTGGCATCCGCCGCAAATAAGGAACGACATGGCTGAAACTTTTAAATTCCCAGATGAACAGGAAGACGTAAAAGTCACGACTGAAGACGATCAAACTGATGAACAGATCATCATTGACGTAGAAGACAACACGCCTACAGAGGATCGCGGCAAGCCCCCTCTGCCGGACAATGTGAAGGAAGAGCTTTATAACGATGAGCTGGAAGACTATTCTAGTAAGGTCAAAAAGAAGCTAATTCAGATGAAGAAGCTGGCTCACGATGAACGCCGTGAGAAAGAAAACGCCTTGCGCGAGCAACAAGAGGCTATTGCCTTTGCTCAAAAGGTGATGCAAGAGAACCAACGGCTCAAGTCAAACCTAAATAACAGCGAGAAGAACGTGCTTATGAGCGTTCAGAAAGCTGTGGCCATGGAGATGGAAGCGGCCAAGCGCGCCTATCGTGAAGCCTATGACTCTGGCGACACTGATAAGGTCATGGAAGCGCAGGAACGTCTTACCCAAGCAACTCTCAAAACCGAAAAAGTAAAGAATTTTCGGCCACCGGCTTTACAAGAGGAAGAAACTCCTGTACAAATGCAATCACAGCCGGCACCACAGTTCCGTCCTGACCCCAGCGCGCAAGCATGGCAACAGGAAAATCCGTGGTTCGGAGAAGATGAAGAGATGACCAGTTTGGCTCTAGGCCTCCATGAGAGACTCAAGCGCGAAGGTGTTCAGGTTTCATCACAAGAGTATTATCGTAAGATAGACGCAACTATCCGCAAGCGTTTCCCCGAGAAATTCGAGGAAGAAGCGGAACAAAATGAGCGCCCAGTCGCTCGAAGAAGCTCGGTCGTAGCACCGGCTACAAGGTCAACTTCTCCTAAGAGGGTTCGTTTGAATCCGTCTGAAATGAGCTTGGCCAAAAAAAGCTGACCCTCGTAACCTTTCAAGCAAATTGCGTGAAGGCTGGGAGCCAGTTACTTTAGAAGAGCAACCAAAATTTAGACTGTTAGCCGATCCAGCTAGTCGATACAAAGACAATGTTGAAATTGGCGGGTTGTTACTTTGCAAAACTCCAAAAGAGTTTGTTGATCAACGAAATGCACACTTTGCTAAGTTGACACAATCTCAAACTGAAGCTGTAGACAACAACCTTATGCGTCAAAGTGATGCGCGGATGCCACTCTTCAAAGAGAATAAGTCCTCGTCTAGCTTTGGTAAAGGTACTTAAATTTAAATAGGAGTCTTTTATGGCTTATCCGGTTGTTGACGCCCCTTATGGGCTAAAACCGATCAATTTGATCGGAGGTCAGGTATTTGCGGGTTCTACTCGTGAATATCCGATTACTAACGGTTACTCTACAAACATTTTCTACGGTGATTATGTAGGATTGTCTCGTGGTGAAATCGTGCGTCTGTCTGTATCTACTGGTACAGCAGGCAATCAAACAGGTATCTTTTTGGGATGCCGTTACACAAACCCTGTTACTAAACAGTTGACCTTCTCGCAATATTGGCCCGCATCAACTGCGGCTGGTGATGCGGTTGCTATTGTTAGTGATGACCCTGATGCGGTCTTTAAAGCTGTGGTTTGCTCATCTGGAACTACTGTTGCTTCCGGTGCCCGTGCAATGATTGGTCAAAATTTGGCTATGATTAATAACACAGGTAGCACTGCAACTGGCAATTCCAAAAATGCAGCGTTGGCTCCTAGCGATACGCCCGCTACCACATCATCCTTGCCCGTTCGTGTGCTTGGTTTGGTGCCTGATACGGCTGTTTCACTTGGAACTGTAACCTATACTAGCATTTCTACCGCCACTGTAACTTGCTCGGCCTTGCCGTTTGCGTTACCCGTTGGTACAGATGTTGGTTCGTTGGACTCAAATGGAAACTATGTTTCTTCGGGTTCTTTCGTTGACACCGCTGCATCCGCCGGTGCTACATCGTTTATTTTGAATCAAGCTCCTGTTGCTACATTGAACACTACTATTGTGTTGATGCAGTACCCAGAGATTCTGGTCAAGATCAACTTTGGTCAGCATCAGTATTATGCTGGCACCAGCATTGCTTAAGGAGTAACTTAAAATGGCTATTTCACGCGCACAACTGCTTAAAGAGTTGCTCCCCGGTCTGAACGCTTTGTTCGGTCTGCAGTACGCTACTTATGATCAAGAGCACAAAGAGATCTACGAAACTGAGACATCAGAGCGTAGCTTCGAAGAAGAGACTAAACTCTCTGGCTTCTCTGCCGCACCAGTCAAAAATGAAGGC